GCCATTTCGCGGATCCGGCCGCCGCGCGCCTGCGCGAACAGAATAGAGTTGCCGACCAGGACCGGTGTCACGTTACTGCAACCGATCGAAGACTGAGGTTTCGGATTAATCGACGACGGGGTCAGGATGTCGCCTTGCGGGTTCATCCGGTACTCGCAAGCCGGGGTGAGCAACACCATGCTCGCCACCGGTACGATGTGTCGGATCGCGCTGGCCTCGCGCGCGGCGATCCTGAAAGCCACGCGGTTGTCGTCGCGCGTCGGGATCGAATACGACATGTTCGACTCGGTACCGCTCTTCGTGCCCCACATGTTCTGCGGCTTGTTTATCGTGCCGCCGAACCAACGCCGCTGTTCGAAGTAGGACACCGCGCCGGGGTAATTCCCTGGCGCGTCGTTGAACCCGGTGTCGTTCATCGGCGGCGTGGTCGATACGTCAGCCGTGATGTTGTCGTCGACGAAGCTGAGGCCGCTGCACTGGCCGATGAATCCATACAACCCGTTGGCCAGTTTGTAGACGTTATACCGCACGACGTCGCCGGTTACCGGTGCCGTCCAAGTGATCGTGTTGTAGTGCCCAGCAAGGGACAGATCGTTGGCCACGGGCGCGCACGGGGCGGATGCAATCGTTTCTTCGAGGTTGGCGGAATTGATAGCGGTCACCACGTACTGATTTTCCGGTGCCGCGGCGGTGCTCGTCGTGGTTGTGGTCGTAGTGGTCGTGGTGGTCCCGGCCGGCTCGGTGTACGTCGTGTTCGTTGTGCTTGAGTCCGTTCCTGACGTAGTAGTCGTGCCTGAGGTCGAGTCGCTGGTGCCCGAGGTAGTGGCGGCCGACGTCGTGACCTTATCCGCCGCCAACACCCGCACCATCTGGGTCGTCGTTCCGGTTGTCGTCGAGGTGGCGGTCGCCTCCACTGCGGTGGGGACATTGGTCGGCGCCTGGAACGTTGGCGCCGTCAACTGCCAGTTTGCCGCACCGAGGCGGCGCAGTTCCTGCACGGGGTAGTTCGGGTGCACCAGCGTCATGACGTCCGCGGACTGCACGTAATGGATGTCGAACAGATCTGCCTCAGCGTACGGGTTCGCGACCTCGTACGGTACGCCGCCAGACAACAGCACCGCGCCCTGGGTGTGGAAACGGAAATAGCCGGCGCCGAGCTCGATCGCCATCGTCTGATCCACCGAGTAGGCAAAGGGGATGACTCGCGTACGCGCCGCGCTGTTTTTCACCTCGTGCACGAATTCGGTTCCCGGGCGGTTCGCCGCGGGGCCGTGCGGCAGCACGACGAAGTTGCGACAGGTGGCCAGACCCGACTGGAACTTGGCCAGGTCGAGACGGCCAAACAGTTCAGGGGTGATCTCTCCGGACGAGAACGACCGGGCAAGGGTCCGTTGGCTCATCGGTTCGCGATCCACGAAGGCGCCTGCACCACCTGCTGGCGCTGCTGGTTGGCGTCGGACTCCTTCGCCTGCTTCAGCCATGCATCGGCGCGATCCCCCCAGAGTGCCGCGGCCTTGATGCCGTCGGCGCCTTTCAGCACGGGCCCGGCCAGCATCGACGACAGGCGCATCGCGATGCCCTGCACGACCGTCGGAGGGAACTTGCTCGGGTCAGTCACCTGGGCGGCGTAGCGAAGCACGGCATTCGGCTGATTCGTGTACAGCACCGACGTCCCGTCAGCAGCGATCTCGGTGACAAAAGGCTGCGGCGTGTACGTACCCGGAACGTAAGCCGGCGCGCACCCGTAGCCTGAGAACGTCGGGACGCAGACGCTGTTATCGTCCATGGCGTCCGGTGCCAGCACCGAGATCAGGTTAAGCGCGTCACCCGGCAGCGCGTATGCGTAGAGCCAGGCGCTGGGGGGCGTCATACTCAAGAGGGCCAGTGAGACACGGCGCGTGGCGAAGCTCCAGCGGTGCGCGTCCAGCACGAGGTCGCGCGCCATCGGATAGAACCGGGCGCAATGGTCGGCCTGCGCGCTACCCTCGGGCGGATCGAGGCTCGCCACGGTGGCGTCGTCGCCGAGGTTGGCGAGCGCGAGATTGCAGATATCGACTTCGCTGGGCACTGGCCTATCCTTTCAAAAAGAACGGGGCGCAAGGCCCCGTTCGCAAAACCGCAGGGAGACAGTCTGCGGGTTACACCAAGCTTTCGCCGTCGCCGGCCGGCTTGTCACCCTTCGCTTTGGTGGCCGGCTTGGCCGTGTCAGCAGCCGGTTGTTGAGCCGCAGGCGCCGCCGGCGCGGCGGCAGGCGCGGCCGGGATCTGGCCGATGTTCGCCAAGACGCCGGTCAGCTTCGTCATTGCGTCGGAGAACGCCGCTGCCATCGCGTGATTCTGGGCGACCAATGCGGCCATCTGCGCGTTGTGCTCCGCCTGCTGCTCAGCGAGCACCTTGGCGAAATCTGCGGCGAACTTCGAAGGGTCGCCCACCGCGCTCTCGCTGAACTGCTGCTTGAGATTGGCGACGCGCTCAGCATTCGAGCGCAGGTATTCCTGGTAGCGCGCACGACCTTCATCGCAGGTGGGCTCCAGGTTCTCGGAAGGCAGGCCGTCGTATTGGACCTTGGTGCCCGCCTCGTGGACGTCGTTGCCGACCAGGGACTTTTCCCGGGTGATGTACCAGACCGGCTCGCGCGGCGCAGCGGCGCTCGTGTCTTCGTTTTGCATTGCGTTCTCCTGTGGAGGAAGCCGGGGGCCTCAGCCCCCGGTCGGATTAGAGGACGGCGAAGCCGGACTTGCCGTAGATATTCTGGGTGTCGGCGACGTTGCGGACGATCGCGGCCGAGAAGCTGCCGCCCGTCAGCGGGCCTGTGCCGATCGTGTAGCGCACGCCGATGTAACGGCGCGGCGCGTACGGTGCGGCGCGGTCCAGGTGCAGCGGCACCAAGGTGCCTGCGGTCAGCTTCGCGATCGGGATGGCGCCGGTCTGCACGATGGTTTCCACGTTGGTGGTCAGTGCACCGTCGTCGGCCTGAATCAGTTCGAAGTTCACCGTTGCGCCGCCGGCGGCGGTCGCCGTCTGCAGCACGCTGATGGCGATTTCGAGCGGAGTGCCGCGCCCGAGGTCGCTGGCTTGGTTGCCGCCCAGGGAGTCCGGGCCGGTGTCGATCGAGTTAGTCGACACTGCCGTGGTGGTAACGGCTTGGCCGGTCAGAGTGCCGCTACCGGAAACCGTGCCGGAGAGCAGCAAGAATGCGTCGAGGATCATGTGTCTTTTCCTTTCAGCGCGTTATACAACGCGCGATTCGGTGTTGAGCAGCTGGTCCACCTTGCGCAGCGGGACGCCCAGGAAGCGAGTCAGCTGGTACGGGGTGCCGAACTGAGTCATTGCCTGCTCGATCGACAGCGCCGCGTTCGACTTGTTCAGCGCGGCGACGCGCAGCATCGAATACACGGTGCGGTTCGCGTAGAAGGCTGGGCGGCCCATGTTCAGATTCGGCACACGGTCCAGCGCGCGGCTCATCAGATTGATGATCTGGGTCGCCGCGGTCGAAGCCTGGGTGCCGGACTGGCCGGTCAGGTCGGACACGTTGATGTTCGCGATGCGCACCACGTAGCGCCAGTCCTTCACTGCCAGGCCGTTGTCCCACTGGTACAGCGCTTTGAATGCCTGGTACAGGTTGTTGTTGGCGTCCGGCACATCGCCGATACCCAGGTCCTGGTGTATCAGGCCAGCCTTCGAGCCTTTCGGATACGGGCAGAACGTGGTGTTTTCACCCCACACGATCAGCCAGATCGAGCAGTTGTTCGTGCCGGTGCCGCCGGCGTCCAGGATGTTGCCGCCGTTGCCCGCAGTGAGCGAGCTGTAGCGAGTCTGGTAGCCCAGGAAGTCGCGCGGATCGCTGCCCGGATTGCCGTAGAACAGCTTGCCGGCCATGGTCTGGTTCATCGCTTCGAGGAAGGCCTGGTCTTCCGACAAGCGGAAGTCGGCGCTGTTGCCGTTCAGGTTTGCCAGCTTCACGTCGATATGCGAGCGCGCTTCGAGCATGCCGCAGGTCTCGTCGATCTGCGCAGTCGTCGATTTCGAGCTCGGGGTGCCCTGGTTGATCAGACGGTAGTAGACCTGGGGCAGGCCGGTGCGGATGTTCACGCGGTGGCCGGTCGGCAGGTTGCCTTCGATGAAGACCGCGTCTTCCAGGATCTCGTTCGTTTGCGACAGCAGCTCAGCCACCTTGGCCACCTGGCCGTTCGGGTCCACGCGCTTTGCTGCGTCGGCCAGCGTCAGCTGACCACTTTGAAGTACAGCCATGTTTTATCCTTTTGCTTGATGGGGATACAGAGTGGCGGCTGCGCTGGCCGGAGCGGCACCAGTGGCGCCTCCCACGACCAAGTTCGGTCCGCTGATTTTCTGCCCGGCACGGTAGAAGGCCCGGATGATCTCGGGGTGGTTCCCCAGGCCGGTTTCGACGAGCATCGTGCGCAGCTCGGGCGTACCGAAGGCCTGGAGGGCCTTCTCCGCCACCGCGAGGTTTTCGTTCAGCTTGTCACCGCCGAATTCCTTGTCCGTTCGCGAGCTTTCGGTCCATTGCGATTTGACCGTCTCGAACTGCGCAGCTTGCGCAGCAGCGAGTTGGGGGGCCATCGCGTCGACGACCTTTTGCGCCGCTTCCTGTGACAGGCCCAGTTCCTTGGCGACGCCTTCGAACTTGCCGATCACGTCCGGATTGAGTTGGGTGCCCTCGGGCGCCTTGAACTCGTACTTCTCCGGAACGACCGGCTTCTCAGCGGCCTGCTGCCCCTTGCCGTCATCGGGCTTAGGTGCAGCGTTGGGATCTTCGGCAGCGGCCGGCGGAGTGCCGGACGCATCCGCGGCCTGTGCGGCAGGAGCGTTCTGCTCGGTTGCTGCGGTCGCGCCCGACGTCGCGCCATCGGCGGCGGGCGCCGGGGCGGGAGCTGGTGCGGCAGCAGCGGGTTGCGCAGCGCCGGTATCTTGGGTGTTCCCGGCGATCAGCGATTCATTGCTCATTGGTCTTTGCCTCGTTCAGCAGTTCGATGTAGCGGTCAGGGCAATGCGTGGTGACAGTCGCCAGCAAGGCGTTGCCCTGGTTCCGGTTGCCCTCGTTGAACGCCATCTGCAGTGCGTTCGTGTGGAAGGAGATTCGGTACACTCCCGCACCGTCGAGGATGCGGTGCACGATCCGGCGTCCGCGCTTGCTGCTCATCAGCCACTTGATGTCGTCAACTTCAGTTCGCGCCGCCAGCTGGACGCGCTGCCGCTGTTCCTCGCGGGCGGTTTCTTGGCTGTTGATATCGGTCGGGTGCAGATCCATAGGCGCCCAATGTAAAGGCGGCGATGCGAGTGACGTACACCTAGCCTTGCCCGCCCCCGTACAGCACCGACGCTGCCGACGGCTGGGCGCCAACCAGCTCCATGTCGGTGATCTGCAGGTCCATGTTCACGGTCTTGCCTTCCTGCGTCTGGCGCTGCGAGTTGCTGGTCACCTCGACGATCGCTGTCAGGGTAAGGCGCGAGCCGACGTCCGGCAGCTGGGTGATGCCGAGCTTAGCCAGCGTCTCGTCGTCCAAGTACAGCGACAGGCCCCACGGGTACGCCGGGCCGCCGTCGCTGGCCGGCGAACAGCAGTCCACTTCCTTCGCCTCGTCGGGCGTCAACTTCATATTCACCAGGGCCATGCGGCGCTCCTATTGGGAAAACAGCGACATCACGTCGCTCGCGGCGTTGCCGCCGTTGGTCGGCGTGGCGCCGAGCTTCTGGGCCGTGTCGGCCGCCATGTTCGTCTGGGCCTGCTGCTGCGCTGCGGCCTGGGCCTTGGCGCGCGCGTCGCGGATCTGCTTCACCTTGTCGTCCGGCACGATGAGGTCCGGCGAGACGCCCAGCATGTCGCTGTACTGGTCGGCCCATTTGTCGCTGTCGAACTTGTCGAGCACGTCGGGCTTGAACTGGGCGATGCTCCCCAGGTTGCCGACGAAGCGGTCGACGCCGTTGGTCGCAATCGCGCGCTGCGCCTGGGCCAGCACGCTCACCAGCTCGACGTGCATCTCCATGCCCTGCAGCTCGCGCGGCGGCGGCGGCACCATGCCGGCCTCGACCATCTGTTCGAAGGTAGCGTCGACGAGCGGATCGAGCAGCTCGTCCTGCAAGCGCTCGAGCACCGGGCCCAGCATGAGCATCTTCTCCTCGTGCCTCTCGGCCACCTCGGTGGCTGTCATGCGGCCGTTCGATTCGGTGATGGCGAGGAAGAGGTCGTAGAAGAAGCTGCTGCGCACTCGGCCGCGCACGTCTTCGATGTCCTCGAGCAGATGCTGCAGGTTGAGGTTGACGTCGTAGGCCGAGCGGATGCCCTGGCCGCCGGCGGCGTCGATGAACGTCACGCCACCCGGCATGCGGTCGACGTCGCGGTTCTTCATCGCGGTGGGCACCTGCAGCGGCGGGTTGACCTGGTAGTCGATGGCCTGCCCCTTGCGCAGCTGCTCGTGCTGCAGCTGCTTGATGTCGCCTAGTGCTTCCATCCCCGGGCCGTTGCCGTAGATGTCGCCGCCTTCGACGTCCCAGCGCGGGCACATCGCGGGGAAGCGCTTGAAGCCGGACTCACGCAGCAGCGCGTCCGAGTTACCGGCCAGCTCGAAGTAGACGTCCTTCCACGCCATGTTCAGCGTGTCGATCTTCGTCGTATCGCGATCCGCACGCGGCTCAATGCAGTGAACGATCGTCACCCAGGTGTCGAGCGAGCCACGGTCATACAGATTGCGCACCGCCTGGCCGCATTTGTCGGGGCCGAACTCCTTGATCATCTGGCCAACCGTCACGTCGAACTCGCGGTAGAGCGTGCAAGCCTTGCCCTGGAAGTCGGTCGCGATGCAATACTCACCCGTGGTCAACGGATGGTTGTGGATCACGTGGTCGAAGTTCGGCATCAGGATGTTGGCCGCGGTGCTGAACACGCCCAGCTCCTTGTAGACCATGTGCAGCGCGCGGTACGTGTTCGAGCGCTGGAAGATCGACAGCATGGTGTTCGTGCGGTCCGCCATCCACTTCTTCACGGCTGGTGCCTCGTTCAGTTCCTCGTCTGCAGTGGCCAGCTTGAACCACGGGCGCGCCGGCGAGGTCAGGCCGCCCATCAGACCCGCCGCCAGGACGTTGAGGGCGCGCGACCCAGTGTTGTCGTAGATCGCGTTGTGACGCCGGTTGCCTTTATTGCGGTCGGTGACGAAGTAGCGGCCCTGGCGCGGAGACAGATAGTTCGACAGTTCCTTCCAATGGCTCATCCAGCTTGCCCGCTCGTTCTTGAGCTGGCCCAGCCGGTTGAACATGAGCTGCCGCTGGGTGAACTCGGCCATCAGCTACCCCCACCCAGCAGCGTGTTCTTGCCCAGATTGAGCAGCGAGGGATCGACGCCAGAGGCACCGGTCAGGAAGGTCTGGGCGACGCCCGGCGAGCCCCCGGCCTGGCCGGATCCGGCTTGGCCTGCTTGCACAGCCTGGACGGTCGGCGCCTTCGAAGCCTGCGGGCGCGTCGCCTCGGCCTGTGCCGTCGCGTCCTTCTGCGCCTGCAGCGATTCGTCCTGCGCGACACGCTGCTGGTGCGCGCTGTACATCGTGCTGGCGGCGGCGGCCGTGGCCATCACTGCTGCGGAAACGCCCATGGTCAAAGTTCCTTCGTGTAGATTATTTCCTGCACCTTGCATCCCATCTTGGGCAGGATGGACGACAGCGCCGTGTCCTCCTTCGCGTGCCACAGCATCAGGTGCGCTCCGCGCGCACGGGCCGCGCGTTCCGTCTCGCGGATCAGCTTCAGGCCGAGCGACCTTTCGCGGTATTCCTTCGCGACGAACAGCACGTCGTTGTGGGCGCACAGGAGGTCGGCGTAGTGCAGGTGCGGGCTGACGATGTTCACGGAGTAGCCGACGATCGTCTCGTCCACGTACGCCACGAGCGACAGCAGCGCGCCCGCTGCCTCCAGCGCCTGGTAGCGCGCGACGTCGGGCTTGAGCACCATGAGGTGCTTGTTGCGCGCCGACTCGTGCCAGTGCGCCTCGAGCAGTCCAGGGACGTGCTCGATCTTGTCGGCGATGGTCGTTTCGATGAGGCGCATCAGGCGTAGGGGTCGTGGGATTGCGATTTGTACGGATCGTGCCAGCCCGACGCCACATCACGTACACCTTGCAACTTTTTGCGTTTGGGCGTGTCCATCAGCGCGAGGATGTAGGCGCTGGCCAGGTCGGGCGAATTGCCGATGCGCTTGACGATGTCCTCGCGGCTTTCGACCTGGATCACGAAGCCCGACACCTTCCACTTCGGTGCGCACAGCTCACGCGCCAGGGCGGCATGCGGCGGCAGCGCGATGCCCGTGTTGTTCGACGGGTCCAGCGCCTCACGCATGCGCCACCACAGTTCGCTGCGCTGGTTCAGGAAGCGGAGGCGCCCGGATTGGTCGGTGCCCAGAGCCTTCTCGGACACGTTCACGCCAAGCACCTGCTGGCCGTTCGAGTTGAGGAAGTCATAGGGCGATGCGCCCACGCCGATGACGTCGATGTGGATCGGCGCGTCGTCGCGCTTGGCGGCGATCGTCAGGCCGGCGACGGTCGGGCCGTCCGGCGTGTCGGCGCCCGGGTAGACCAGTGGCTCGTCGAACCACCAGCCATGGCGCCGCGCGATCGTCGTCTTGTCCGCGCCGCCGCGCGCAACGTCGACACCCATGCTGTCCATCGGCTCCAGCTTCGCCGGCCGGGCCCAGCGCGCCTGCGCCGCCTCGACCCACGCGGTGGGGATGACCTGCCAGGGGTCGTCGCTGATACCGGCCTGGAAGTCGCCGTAGAGCATCTGGCTTCGCAGCGGCTCGGGAAGGGATTGCAGGGTGCTCATGTAGCCGCTGGCCATGTAGTAGGGGTTGTCGGTCAGGCGCGCCGGGATGAACGTGCGCGACTTGGGCGTGATGATCTGCTCGGGCTTATAGGCCGCCGGATCGAAGTCGTAGGTGACGCGCCCCTCGACCAGCACGAACGGCCGGCCCGTGAGCGGCTGGCCATCGCGATCCAGCCAGGTGTCGGTGCTGCCGCCCTGTCCGTCCGGCAGCATGGCGGCGTAGCGCAGCTGGCCCTCGGGCGTCGGATACAGTGGGTGCTGCTTGTCGAGCCACGGGCCGAAGAACGCGATGACCCAGCGGCCTTCGACGGTCGTCGGCGGGTTGAAGGTCATCAGCACCTGGGCGTGCAGCTTGGAGTTAGCCGAGCGCGTCCAGCCCATGATGAAGCGGACCTGCTTCTCGCGCATCTCGGTGACCTCGTCGAACACCTTGAGGTCGTGCGGACGGCCCTGCCAGCGCCGCTCGTCGCCCTCGTTGTCCAGGCCACCGAACTCGCACAGCGCGCGGCCGGGGATGCGCCAGATCGACTTCTGGCTGTTGAAGCCGTCGGTGTTGCCGAGGATCTCGGTCAAGCGCTGGATCACGCCCTCGGTCTGCGCCTTCTCGCGGCGCATGAACAGCGCGCGCTCGTGCTTGGTCAGGATGCAGCCGGCGGCCAGGTCGGTCTTGCCGCCGCCGGCGGCACCGCCGTAGCCGATGATGTCGGCCTCCGACTCGAACGCAGAGGACTGGGGGCCTGGCAGCGGCTTCCAGATCGGCAGGCGCCGGGCCTTCTCGCGCAGGAGCAGCAGCAACCGCTCACGGGCGCGGCGGTCATACGAGGTCGCTGGCATCGTCAGGGTCGACGGCCGGCGCGGCGCCGGCGAGCGCGTTGTGGCCCACCAGGGCGGCGAGCGCAGCGATTTCCGCCTCGAGCTCCTCGTCCGGCACATTGCGCAGCTCCAGGGCGCCGGCCAGCTCGAGCTTGCTGCTGTCGCGGTATTTCGAGTCGTGGGCCTTCAACAGGAACATGGCTAGCACGTCGCTGTAGCGCTGGATGGTCTTGAGGCGCGGGCGGCCATCAGCGTCGAGCGCAGGGACCATTTTCGGCCGGCCGTCCTCTTCGCGGATCACGTCGCCCGTCTCGTCGCGCGCCACCTCCCACTCGTAGGAGAACTCGCCCTTGTGCACCACAGGCTCGGCCACGCCGTCGAATGCGCGGCGGTGCGCT